GTATATAACCGAAGCCATCGCCCTTCTGTAGAGTATCGAATGATTCAAACTTGTTAGTGTATGACCAAGGTGATGCAGACTTAACATCATCTATCTTACCATCCATTTCCATGTCGTACTCACCCTTAATTTCCTGTCCATCAGGCAGTGTGAGTGTGACACTATCGTTGTCTTTAAACTCAGCACCTGCCGCACGTAGTAATCCTTTGAACACAGCTTCAACTAGATCACCTAGTATCATGTTCATCAGGAAGTGTGGAGGCAGAGGTATCTTATCTTCAGGGTCATTCTTCTCAAACCACAACTGGCACTTAGGTCTACCTATGTTAGACATACGTAGTCTAAACTCATCACGTGGCGGTGAGTTAAACTGTTTATCCAAGGCAGCTTTAACATCGGAGGCAACCAAGTCGGTCACCTCCTCTGTCATTGTAGCTTCACCCTTCATAGCCTTTTGCAAAAAGCTAAAGACTTGTAGTTCAGCAGGGTGATTCATTACTCAGCAACCTCCACGAAATCGTTATTAAGGATACCTTCAACAAGATCTTCATCACCATCTGTACCACCTTTAGCACGTTCATGGTGTAAGTCTAGGATCTTACCGTTGCTATACTCAATAAGTTCTAAGAAGTCTTTGAGTGTGTCGTTGTCATCACTGGCAAGTTCAACACCATCGCCAGTAGAAGCTTTTATCTTACCAAACTTAGCACCAGTAGGTATGCTGTCTTCTACACCTTCTAGTTTTATGGTAGACATAATGGGTAACATGTTCTTCTTCTTGAAGTTATTCATTACACCATTGATACTCTTCAAGCTGTCACGATTCTTTACATCAAAGACAAACGGTACACTTTCTGTAGCACTCACTGGCTCACCCTTCTCATTCATAGGGCTGTCCAATGATACTGTACCGTAGTATACCACGACACGTTTAACTGAACGTATCACTTGCTTGGTTGCGTCATCAAGTGCATTGAAGTCTTCGATGTAACCAGTAGGTCTACCTAAGTTAAACCCACCAATGCTATCTTTCAAGTCACCATTCAGAGAGTTAGACATCACAGACTTTTCCATCTCTTCTGTATCACTGTTCCATCTCTGCCATTGATTGCGTTGGGCAAAGACACGAACTGTAACACCATTACTATAGATAATATCATCACCTGTCTTCAGGGTGAATGCACCTACTGGTACTACCTCTGTCTTTATCATCTTACCATTGAGATCTACCTCACCCATGATAGGTTGATGCAACATTCCTAAACGTGAGATCGAAGGTGTTGCTGAAGTAGTAGGTGCAGATGATACACCCATTAGTTCTGCCATCGACTTTCCGCTTTCTGTTGCTATTGCTAGTTCATTACTCATTCTATATCCTTTTCTATAGAGTTAAAGAGTCTTAGTTATACACTATATATCAACTGTGTCAAGCCAGTTTTTACCTATTTTTGCTTCTAAAAGCATAGGCACATTCATGTCTATTCCATATGTCTCCTCTATTATTTTGTTTAAGTCTTGGTTCATAGTCCACACCATTGACAATACTAAATCTTTTTCGTCAGGGTGTACGTCAACCACCATAGAATCATGTACAGTATTAACTAAACACGACTTCATATGTCGCAAACGTTCATGCATTTCATTCAGTACCACTGGCACTACATCACCAGTAGCAAAGCCTTGCACTGGATAGTTCTTTATCATAGTGAAGTGCGTTGGTACACCACTGTGACGTCTTGTCACATCAGGGAAAGCGTACTGTCTACCTGATATGTTTGTTATCTTCAAGAAGCGTAGTGCTTCATCGCCTAACTTCCGATGCCACTTAGTTATGCCTTTGTACTTATCGTTGAAGTGGGTGTAGTAGGTTGCTTCAGCTTTTGTGCGTCCGTAACCGCTTGCCCCAAAGAGAGGTGCAAACGTGTGTTCTTTAGCTTCTTGACGTGACGTTGGTTGTCCTGCATCAGTGATAACTTTTGCTGTGTAAGCATGTACATCGAAACCATCTGCAATTTCTTGCATCGCTGTTTCATCTTGTGCCAAGAACGCTGCTGTCCTAAATTCGAGTTGTGCAAAGTCGGCCTCCATTATTAATCCATTGTTAAATCTTGATATAAATACTTTCTTTACAGGAAACGTACCCCCACGTGGCATGTTCTGCATGTTGGGATTGCGTCCACTGAAACGTCCTGTAGCTGTAATGTGTTGAGTGAGTCCAACGTGCAGGAATCCATTACCCTTAGTGTATGATCGTATTCCGTTGACAAAAGCTGATAGATAAGAAGAGATAGCATTGTGACGTTTAAGATCAGAAATGAAATCAATAGCCTCGTCCATTCTATTTTGTTTAGCAGTTGAAGATAATACATCTAGTTCATCCTTTCCTGTGTTAAATCCATTAGCACTGACCCACTTCTTACTAGGTGCAGTAAAGCGTAGCCCTGCTATCTGTTGAGTGTCCTTTAGTTTGTATCCCTTTGCATCACAATCTTTGCATTTATTAGGTCTAGCAAACTTTGTTCCATCTTTTTTAAGTCGGTATACTTTACCTTGCCCTTCGCAACTAGGGCAGGTGTATGCCGTAGTCCTGTAGATCGGTGAGGAGTTGGCAGCAACGGCATTCTTAAACTCTTCTTGTGTCGCAGTGAACTCAAAGAGGTCAGCCCATTCCTTCTTGTCATGTACCCTTCTGCTGAAGAGGACTTGCGACTTCTGTTCAGGCGAACGTAGGTTAATCGGAGTATCCCCCATAAGTTCCCTGACTTTCTTTTGTAAACGTTCTTCGATCTCCGCTTTCTCATACTCATACTCCTTTGCTACTCGCTCCAACTCTTGAAGATCGACTTTGAATCCTGCCATATAGATTTCGGTAAGGGTTTTGCAGGTATTGAAGGTAACTCTTTTGACTGTACTAAGGGAAGATGCTTCGGGAAGTGAAAAGTCTCGCTCTTGGGCGTGGAACAACTCACAAGTAGTAAGCAAGTCATACTCAAGATAATGACAGAGTTCAGCCAAAGGTATCTCGTTTGTGTTCTTACCTTCCTTAAAATATTTCTTGAGTGTATCATCTTTCTGTACCTCTAGTTCTCTACGTTCTGCACAAGCCTGTAGGCTTAGTCCGTTTCTCTGACCACGATCTAGTATATACTCAGCAAGCATGGTGTCATAGATGTCACCGTCATACCTGAAGCCACATTCCCACAGCCACATCAAGTCGTGCTGTGCATTGTGCATTATCAGTAGCTTGGTATTGTCTAGTGTCCACTGTATCTCTAGTCTTTCAAATCCTATATCATCTTTTGATTCGTTATGATCTAGTGTTCTGATAGAGAGTGTAGCTTCAGGATCATCAGCATCAAGATAGCCTACCTGTACCAAATGATTCTTAGACTCAAAAGGATCAAGGTGTACCTTACCATCACGATGCGTGACAGTATTTTCTACGTCTAGCACTAACCTCATGCTGTATACAACGATCTTGAACCATCAAGCTGACAGGTTATCTTACCTTGGTAGCCATTCAGTTTGTTCTTTGCAATGTTTAAGTATCTAATTGGGTCTTCATCTTCTCCTTCTGCTTGTTGTGTCTTACCAATCAGTACCATCAGGTCAGCTTCAGCAGCCTTGCCTGTCTTACTACCTTCCATCATAGCTTGGTTCAGGTCAGCCCTGCCCTCTGCCTCTGCTGATAGCTGAGACATCCACACCACAGCACAGTCATACTGCTTGGCTATGTTACGTGCATGGATAGCTGCTGCCTTGAGAGTTATGTCTGATCGTTCTGATCTTATGTCGGCAAACTTGTCGCCCATATCCAGGATTACTATATCAGGACGTTCATACTTTACCACTGACTCAACCCAGTCCATGCCTTTACCTGTGCTGTCCTTGAACTGTATGTTCTCTTTGATTGAGTTGTATCTACTAGCGGCTAGTGCTTTGTTAATACGCACCTCTTTGATAGTCATAAGGGTTGACGCACTGATATACCTTGCAGCTACACGTGTGTAAGCTTCCTCGTTGCACAGCACTGTAATCTTAGCACCTTGATGTGCAAAGCCATCAGCAGCAGCTACTATAGAAGCATGGAAGCTAGTCTTTCCAGTATTAGGACGAGCGCCAACCAAGATAAGATGACCACCACTGATACCCTCCACCCTACGAGCCAGACTGGGTATGTTAAATTTCCATTTCGATTCAAGTGCCGTTGCATCAAGGATAGTATCAAGACTATGATCATCCCACTCGACACGAAGGTTTGGAGTAAAGTCATCTTTGTATTCCTCTAATAGTTTACGTAATGGTTCGAGGCTATTCTCTGTACCGTTCACAAAGTCAAAGCCTAAGTTAGCTACAAGGTCACCAACGTGCTGCTGAAACAACTGCGACAATGTGTCCTCTGCTATCTCACCTTTAATAGGTTCAGCTATCTCAATGCGCTTAAACAGATCTTCATAAGCTGTTCTTGTAGCGGTGGTCATGCTTGCGTTAACACGATTGAACACAGCCTGTAAGTCAGACACAGACAGGTCACCACCATATGTTTCCATAGCTGTATCCAACGCTTGCTTTATCTTACGTACATCCTTACTGAATATTCTATCAGGACATCGTATGCCTTTATGTTGGTCATAAAACTCTTTACTTAGTAGTGTCTTGACCAGTGCTAGTTCCATCATTTATTCTTCCTCCTATATTTATTATCTCCAACGTGGTCCATGAAAAAAGCATACTAATACTTTTCTTACCCCTTTTGTAACAGGCTTTACTCTGTGTTGTATAAGAGAAGGAAACAAAATAAACGAACCTCTTTTATATTCTTTAGGGTTTATATTATACCCCAAACATTCAAATTCACCTCCTTCATAATCTTCTCCTTGTGAGTTTAAAAGTAATGAAGCTGACCATTTTCTTTGTTTAGCAAGAACTAGTTCAGGATTATGAGTATCAATTTTAAAAGGATTAGTATCTGCGTGCCAATCAAAATATCCTCTGTCTTCTGCTGTGTACTCAGCGTACTGTAGTTCAGCCTGAAAAGGATACATATCCAAACCTAATGTATCTGCATTAATAGTATTAACATAATCACAAATTGCCATTCTAATTTGACTATCATGTATAAACCTTATCTTACTTCTTCTTACATCTTTATCAACAACACCATCATCCTTCATTAACTGACCATCTTCTAATCCTTCTCTAAACTTTTTATCAGATGTTATATTATCCATATCTTTTAAAAGACGCTCATGCTGTTGCATGCTGTGCATAATATTATTAGTTATGTGTAGCATTTGCTTTATCCCTTTCTTTAGATCTTCTTCGTTCATCATCATCGAATGTCCTAACTCTTGGTATAGTTTTATTGTTATCATCATAGTCTACTATAACGCCAGTGTTCCACTTGGCACATTCTTCTTCTGCATCCTTCAGGTTATCAAACAACTTAGGCTTGGGGTAGTTTTCAAACACTCTCGAATCCTCTGGTGCATACATGATGTCACCATCTAAGTCAATTACTATTGCTAGTCGCATTACATAACTCCTTTAGTTTTTCCATGTCTTCATACTCTCTATACTTTATGTCATCTATTAAGTTCATAGCAGTTGTCTTACGTCCTGTCCACAACTCTATCTCTCTGCGATACTCTACTGTCTTGCCAATAGCGTCAGGGTCAAGGGCTATAATTACTTTGTCATACTCTCCTATCTTTGCAAATTGTTTTGGGTTTATTGACGTGCCAAGTATAGCCATAGCTGTGATGTATGGCAACTCTTGTGCAGCTATGATAGCAGACACAACGTCCTCAACTATAAGCAGGGTAGAGCCAGTACCTATTGTGTAGTAGTCAGCCTCACCTGTGTAGCGATACCACTTAGGGTTCTGCTTCTTACCTACTGCCCTACCTACAGCGTCAATGATCCTACCCTCGTGCTTGATAGGAAAGACTACACGTTCATCCTTCACATCATACATGGTGTCGCCCATCGCTATACCCCATCGCCTTATATAGCGTTGGTGCTTGGTGTGTGATGCCTTTGGTGTCACCACATACTCAGGTATTTCCATA